GCGGAACTTGGTGTCGACCTCGTGAAGCTCGCGGTGGTTCTGGAAAAGCATGTCAGGGATCATCTCGCCGAGCGAGCCCAGCCAGCGCTACGTATCGCAAGCTGAGGCCTTTGCACTCGAAGCCTGGTGCGATGGCCAGCGACCGGAACCGAACCTAACCGTCAGCGAATGGGCAGACGAGAACCGGTATCTCTCGCAGAAGGCGGCCAGCGAGCCTGGTCGATGGCAGACTGAACGAACGCCGTACCTGCGTGCGATTATGGATGCGCTGTCGTCCTCGTCGCCGGTTCAGCGAGTGGTGTTCGAGAAAGGCGCGCAGATTGGTGCGACGGAATCGGGGCTGAACTGGATCGGCTACGTGATCCATCAAGCGCCGGGTCCGATGCTATCGGTGGCGCCGACAGTCGATATGGCAAAGCGTTACTCCAAGCAGCGCATTGCCCCGATGATCGAGGAGAGTTCTGCCCTCCAAGACCTGGTCGCGGATAGCCGGTCGCGGGACAGCGGCAATACCGTCCTCGCGAAAGAGTTTGCCGGCGGCGTGCTGGTGATGACCGGCGCGAACAGCGCGGTCGGGTTGCGATCGATGCCGGCGCGTTATGTATTTCTCGACGAGGTGGATGGATATCCCGGCGACGTCGATGGGGAAGGTGACCCGGTCGCATTGGCGGAGGCCCGAACCCGAACCTTTCAGCGGCGCAAGATTTACATGGTCTCAACGCCGACAATCGCCGGACGGTCACGGATCGACCGGGAGTTTTCAAAATCGGATCAGCGGCGATTCTTTCTGCCGTGTCCGCATTGCGAGACCTTCCAGACCCTGAAGTTCGCGCAACTGAAGTGGCCGAAGAATGATCCGGCCAAGGCGACGTACTGGTGCGAGGACTGCGGCACCGAGATCGGCGAGCAGCACAAGACGGAGATGCTTCGCCGCGGCGAGTGGCGCGCAACCGCGGAAGGGGATGGGCGGACCGTCGGTTTCCATCTGTCGAGCCTCTACAGCCCGGTGGGCTGGATGTCGTGGGTTGAGATTGCGCAACGCTGGGAAGCGGCGCAGGGCGACCCGGAACTGCTCAAGGAATTCATCAACACTGTCCTCGGCGAGGTCTGGCAGGACAAGGGCGACGCACCGGAATGGGACGTCGTCTACAACCGGCGCGAAACGTATCTGACCGGAACGGTGCCGACAGGCGCAATCGTTCTGTTCGCCGGCGTCGACGTTCAGAAGGATCGACTTGAGGTCGGCATCTGGGGTTTCGGCCGAAACCGTGAGCGCTGGTTGATTGCTCACGTCGTTCTGCCGGGCCAAACAAATCGGCCGCAAGTCTGGGCCGATCTGACAAAGATGCTCGACGAGCCATGGGAGCACGAAAGCGGCGCACAGATGTTCGTGCGCGATTGGGGCATCGACTCCGGTGCATTTACCGCAGAGGTCTATGCCTACGTTCGAAGTCAACGAGGTCGCGCCAACGTTCACGCGATCGACGGCCAGGACAAGTATGAGGCTGCATATCTCGGCGTCGGCAACAAGGACGCGGACGCCAACGGGAAGAAGCTTCGTCGCGGCCTGAAGACGATCAAGGTTGGCGTCTCGTTTTGTAAGCAGGAATTGGTCGGTCAGCTCGCGCTGCAGCGACCGGAAGAGGGCGCGCTGCCTCCCGGCTACGTTCATCTGCCGAGCGATGTCACGGAAGATCAGGTCAAGCAACTGACCGCCGAGTCCTTGGTGACGAAATCAATCAATGGACGTCAGCGCCGCGAATGGCAGGTCATCGAGGGCCGACGCAACGAAGTCCTTGATTGCGCGAACTACGCACGCGGTCTCGCTGCCCTTCGCGGCTGGGATCGATGGAAAGAACCGAAGTTTCGAGAACTGGCTGACCTGCTCACGCTCGACCGCCCGGACTCACCGGCAGGCGATGCGCCTCCGTCTCCGCCAACACCGCCCCCGGCACCCGCGCCGCGTGGACGGTTCATTGAACGTCGCCGCGGGTGGCTCGGATAGGTGACACCATGACTGACAAGACAATTGCAGAGGCTCTTCGAGCCGGCACCCCCGAAGCTGGCACCGAACTGCCGCTGAACGCGCGACCGGAGCACGACGCTGGCACGAAGCGGCCTTCGGTGGAGGACGCACCGCGCGCGGCGGTGGTGCAGAAGCCCGGCCGGCAGACGGAAAAGAAGGACTGAGCGGCCCATGGCCACGCCGGACGATCTTCAGGCGCAACTCACCGCCATCGAGAAAGCGATAGCGAGCGGCGTCACGCGCGTGACAGTCGATGGCGTCGGCTCGACCGAATACCGGACCCTGGCGGAACTGTATCGCGTGCGCGACCAGTTGCGCCGGGATCTGGGCATCACCACCACACCGCGGCGGTCGGTCGCGCGTTTCAATAGCGGATTGTGATGCAGCCGAACTTTATCGATAAAGCGGTCGCATTCGTCTCGCCTCAGCGCGCCGCCGCCCGAATGACTGCCCGTATGCGGATGGATCGGGCAATCAAGGTACAGGCGCTCTACGATGGAGCAAGTCTGAGCCGGCGGACATCGGGGTGGCGAGCGGTCGGTACCGATGCCAACGCTGAAACCCGACTGGCGCTTGGACGATTGCGCGAAGTCTCGCGCGACATGGTCCGGAACAATGCATACGCGTCGCGCGCCAAGTCGACCATCACCCATAATGTGGTCGGCTCTGGCATCCTGCCGAGCGTCAAGTCGACATCCGAGAAGCGCGCCCAACAGGTCAAGGATCTTCTGGCCCGCCACCTGGAATCAACGGACATCGATGCTGATGGTCGCCTGAACCTGTACGGCCTGCAGGCGCTCGCGATGTCGACGATCGTCGAAGCGGGCGAAGTGCTGATTCGCATGCGTCCCCGGCGGTCCGAAGACAATTTCGCACTGCCGTTCCAGTTGCAGGTTCTGGAGCCCGATTTTCTCGACACCAGCGTGGACGGGATCCAGTCCAACGGAAACATTGCGATTCAGGGCGTCGAGTTCAACAAGATCGGCCGGCGGATCGCCTATTACATCTTCGACCAGCATCCCGGTTCGACCACGGCGAACATCAGCATCAAGACGCGCGGCACGCGGATTTCCGCCGATTATGTCGCGCACATCTTCCGCGCCGATCGGCCGGGGCAAGTGCGCGGCGTGTCTTGGTTCGCGCCGGTGCTGCTGCGGATGCGGGACTTCGCCGACTACACCGACGCGCAGTTGATGCGCCAGAAGATCGCGGCCTGTTTCGCGGCGTTCATCACGAGCGAGACCCCGGACGACATCGCCAATCTACCGGAGCCGACATCACCGAGCGGATACCCAATCGAGAGTTTCGAGCCGGGCATGATCGAACGGCTCAAGGCCGGCGAGGAGGTCACCTTCGCGACCCCGCCGTCCACCCAGGATTTTACCGGCTACAGCGCCATCACCCTTCGCGAGATCGCGGCGGGTTTGAACGTCCCCTATGAGGCGCTGACCGGCGACCTGACAGGGGTTAATTACTCGTCCGGTCGCATGGGCTGGCTGGAATATGAGCGGTCGATCGAAAGCTGGCGCTGGAACATGCTGATCCCGCAAATGCTGGATCCGCTGCAGAACTGGATTCAGCAGGCGGTTACCCTCGCGACGGGATCGTCGGAGCCGTTCACGCTGGGCTGGACACCGCCTCGGCGGGAAATGATCGACCCTGATAAGGAACTGAAGAGCGCCAACACGGCCATCCGCACCGGCCTTTCATCCCGCAGCGAAGAACTCCGCCGTCTTGGGCTCGATCCGGTCGAAATCGACGAGGAGATCGCGGCCGACAATAAGCGCGCCGATGCGCTTGGCCTCGTGCTCGACAGCGATCCGCGGAAGATCACCGCCAACGGCATGGTGCAGTCGTCCAGGCCGACAAACCCGCCTCAGGAATAGGAAGCACCCATATGGACGGAACACGTTCGCTCGTCACCAACGGCGAGTTGCTGATCTATGGCGTCATCGATCCCAGCGCGATCTTTGACGACAGCGTCCGCGCGATCGATGTCATCGACAGCATCACCAAACTGCCGGCGACTGGCGACATCAAGGTGCGCATCAATTCGCCGGGCGGTTCACTGGTCGAAGGCGTCGCGATTTACAACGCACTGAAGGGCTCCGGGCGGCGCGTGGTGATTACCATCGACGCCATGGCGGCTTCTGCTGCTTCGATCGTAGCCATGGCCGGTGACGAGATCGTCATGGCCGAAGGCGCCACGATGATGATCCACGATCCTTACGCCATGGTCGGCGGGGATTCCGAGGCACTGCGCGAATATGCGGACGTGCTCGATATGCAGCGCGATCAGATGGCGGAGATTTACGCTGCGCGCACCGGTCTGCCGGTGGACGAAATCGTCGCGCTGATGAATGCCGAAACCTACATGACCGCCGCGGAAGCGGTCGAGCGCGGTTTCGCCACGCGTGTCGCTGAGCCGATGCGGATCGCCGCATGCGCACTGCTCACCAAGGAAGATTTGACCCGGCTCTTGCTGGCGTCACCAACCGTTCGGGCAGAAGTCCCGAAATCCGCGGCTGCGGCCGCTCCCACTCGAAAGGAACCTGACATGCCGAAGGCTGTCACTGATACCGGGAGCGATACCAACGCCCCGGCCACTCCGGACCTTGCTGCCATTCGCGCGGAAGCCGTCACGGCCGAGCGTGAACGCACCTCGTCCATCTACGCCGCCGTGCGCGCTGCGCGGCTTGAGCCCACCTTCGCGGATGAAATGATCCGCGCCGGCATCAGCGTCGATCAGGCTCGCGCCAAGATTATCGACAAATTTGCAGAGACGGCCGAAACCGAGACTGGCGGCAACGTCGCCACGCTGCCGCGTGCCGAGATCGTCAACGACGCGGTCGACCGCTGGCAGGAGGGCGCGACGCAGGGCCTGATGGCCCGTGCCGGCCTCCTGAAACCGGACGAAGCGGCCAAGGCGCGCGGCAACGAGTTCACCGGCATGACGCTGGCCGAACTGGCGCGCTCCAGCCTGGCGCTGCGAAACATCAAGTCCGGCGACCGCGACCGCATGTCGATGGTTGGCATGGCCTTTACCGTCAAGGCGGCAGGGCCGGGCTATCACTCGACCTCGGACTTCGGCAACGTGCTGAGCACCGCCGCCTACCGATCGGTGATGCGCGGCTACGAGGAAGCCGAAGAGACCTTCCCGATCTGGACCGGCAAGGGCACCGCCTCGGACTTCCGGCCGGTGTCGCGGGTCGACATGGGCCTGTTCCCGTCGCTCGACAAGGTGGAAGAAGGTGCCGAGTACAAGTACGCCACCATCGGCGACAGCGGCACGCTGGTGCAGGTTGTCACCTACGGCAAGATGTTCGCCATTACCCGTCAGGCGATCATCAACGATGATCTGGGCTTCTTCGATCGGGTCCCACGTCGCATGGGCCGTGCCGCCAAGCGCACCATCGGCAACCTTGTCTATGCCGTCATCAACGGCAATCCGACGATGCAGGATGGCGTGGCGCTATTCCATGCCAACCACGGCAACCTTGCCGCGGTCGGTGCGGTTCCGTCGGTCACCACGCTGGGCGCGGCCATGACTGCCATGGCAATCCAGAAGGATGACGGTGGTATCGCCACCGGCGTTGGGGTGGTGCCGAAGTTCATGCTGGTGAATCCGGTGCAGACCATCAACTCCAAGACCATCCTCGCGGCGCAGTACATCCCCGGCGACGCCGCGCAGGTGCCGAACCCGGTGCAGAACCTTGCCACGCTGGTGTCCGACTCTCGTCTGAGCGGCACGGCCTGGTATCTGGCTGGCGATCCGAGCCAGGTCGACACGGTCGAGGTCACGTATCTCGACGGCGTCGAAGAGCCCTTTCTCGACCAGAAGGAAGGCTGGAGCGTCGACGGCAGCGAGTTCAAGGTTCGCATGGATGCGGGCGTGAAGGCTCTGCACTGGCGCGGCCTGTACAAGAACCCCGGCGCCTGAAGCACCGAATAACGCTCGCGCCCTCGGTGGCGCGGGCGGTTTCCCTTCATCCTCATCTGGAGAACTACCATGAAGAACTTCATTGAAGCGGGCGATACGCTTACCGTGCCCGCACCCTCGGGCGGCGTCGTCAGCGGCGGCGTGGTCATTATCGGTTCGTTGATCGGCATCGCCGGTTCGACGGCCGACGCCAGCGTCAATGTCGCGGTGAAGACTCGCGGCGTATTCGAACTGCCGAAGGTCAGCGCGCAGGCGTGGACCGTCGGCGCGCCGATCTATTGGGACGCTGGTGCCGGAAACGCTACCACGACCGCAACCGACAACACCGCCATCGGCTACGCAACCGAAGCGGCGGCGAACCCGTCGGCTGTCGGCCGCGTTCGGATCGGCTGACCGTAGGCTGGTCGTCATGGATCAGGATTTCTTGCGATCCACCTTTGCCATGTCGGCCAAGCTTGAGATCGACATGAAGGGCGAGACGGTGACGTTTCAGCGCACCGGGTCGCCCGACGTGTCGGCACAGGCGAAAATTTCGGGTTACATCGTCGACAACCTGGTTGGCGACATCCAGCAAGCCCGCCGTGAAATCCGGGTGATGGCGTCGGACATTCCGTTCGATCCGCCCCTGAAGCGCGGCGACAAGGCCAAATATGGCGGCCGGGTTCTGTTCGTGGAGTCGGTCGACGCCGGCACCATGGCACTGGCCGGCGTCCTGATCGTTAGTGTGACGGGCTGATGCCGTTTGTCACGCAGGTCGGTTCCCTCGATGAGGAGATCGACGTTCTGATCGCCGAGAACCTGTCGCCGAGCGCGCGGAGCGCGGCGCTGGCGGAGTTCGCAAAAGAGCAACTGGCGGAGGCCGAGACGGCAAACGCGGCCGCGACCGGGACCATACCGCGACACGAAACTTACGTTGACGGCCAGCAGGGCGGGTCTATCGACCGGGTGAAGCCCGACGGCGAGATCATCTTCGACTTCGATCTCATGACCGACGTGCTGCGCTGGATCGACAAGATGCTGATCGAGTTCTCGCCGGTTCGCACAGGACGGTATCAGCACTCCCACAAGCTGTTCGTTGACGGCCACGATGTCGATCCGAACGGCGTCATCCCCGCCGGCACCGAATACGTGCTGATGAATACGCAGCCTTACGCCGAGGAAATAGAAAACGATCTGTCCCGGCAGGCGCCGCACGGCGTGTTTCACGTCATCGCGGTGCTGGCGAGCCAGCGGTTTGCGCAGGTAGCCAAGATCGAATTTGCCTATCGCGACTTCGAAGGAATTGGACGCCGCCCAGCTATTGTCATCACGGAGCCGACCTGATGCCATCGAAAGCCGTGGTCGACGCTGTCACGACCTACCTGAGCGAGGTCTGGACCGCGACGGCAATCATCGACCCCAATTCCGAAGCCGAAACTCCCGGAGACGGATCGCCGTTCATCGCGGTGCAGTTTCCCGTCGCGCGCAACAGCCGGCCGGTCGTCGACCGCGGGCTCTATCGCGAGGAGGGCGGCTTTCGCATCGTCATCAATGCGGAGCGCGGTAAGGGCGCCGGTCAGGCTCTCATCTGGGCCGATCAACTGGCCGTGCAGTTTCGCGACAAGAAATTCGGTGGCGTGAGCTGCCAGGTGCCGAGTTCTCCATTCATCGACGATCGCAACGAGAGCGGCATGTATTTCAAGGCTGCGATCGTCGTTCCGTACACCTTCAACTTCTAGCCGGAGACAACCCCATGGCTGAACTTTATACCGCTTCAGGATCCAAACTCTATATCGCCCCGTCGGTCGCTGCCGAACCGGCCAACGCTGCCGCATATGAAGCGCTGACCTGGACCGAGGTCGGCTTCCTCTCGAACATCGGTGAATACGGCGATGAATCGTCGCTGCAGACCGGTGCCGTCATCGGCGACGCCCGCGTCCGTAAGGCCAAGGGTTCCCGCGACGCAGGCACGCTGACTATCACCGTTTATCCGGACCCCGAGGACGCGGGCCAGACCGCGCTGATCGCCGCCGAAGCCACCAACAACAACTATCCGATCAAGATCGTTGAACCCAACCGGCTGACTGCGGATGGCACCGACGGCATCGACTACATGATCGTGCTGGTGTCCTCAAAGCGGAAAGCTTTGGGAGGCAACGACACCATCGTGACCCGCACCTTCAATGCGGCGATCAACTCGAAGATCACGGAAGTGGCCCCGACGGCCGGCGCCTGATCGCTCGCGAGCGTAGGGCGGATGGCGTTCGTCGGGAGCGCTGTCCGCCCGTCCCGACATATCCCGACCCTCAAGGTGATTCATGAAACTGACCGATGCAAAAATCGACGCCGTCAAATTCGAGCAGGGCGCTTGGGTCGACAACATCCCAGAGATGGGCGATCTCCGCTTGAAGGTCCGTGGCGTTAACAATGCCGACTGGCGTCGGCTGCAGCAGACGCTGTATGAAGCAGTCCCACGCAGCAAGCGGATCGGCGGGCGGATCGATCCTGACGAGATGGATCGCATCACTACATCCTGCCTCCTGTCGGCTTGCTTGATCGATTGGGAAAACGTCGAGGGCGATGATGGCCAGCCGTTGGCCTATTCGAAAGCGGCCGCAACAAAGCTTCTGACCGATCCGGCGATGCGACGCTTCCGCGATTCCGTCGTGTGGGCCGCCAACGTGGTCGGCGAGCAGGGTGCGGAGGATCGCACGGAAATCGCGGGAAACTGATCGAACTCCTGCAGTGGCAGCATGCCTGGGGCAAGCACGCCAAGCAATTGCAGGAGTGGGAGGCAGAAGGCCGGCGAATGCCTCCGGGCTACGTTTCCCCGCCCGAACTGTTGCCGATCGCGGCGTTCTTTTGGGACGCCTTTTCGATCCTCTCCTCTGCGCGGCCGATCGGGATGGGTGTCGGTCCCATCCCATTCCCCGCCGTCGCGCAGTTCGCCGAACTCTACGGCATTACCAATATCGACGGCTTCGAGACCCTGAGAGAGATCGTGGACAAGCTCGACAACGAGTATCTGCGGCTCAATCAGCCGGACACCGAAACGACTGGCTCCGTGATGCAACGCGTAAAGGCGCGCGCCGCAGCGAAGTTTGGCGAGGTGGAAGAATAGAATGGTATCGACTGCCACCATCCGCAAAACCATCGACATCCGGGGTACGTCTTCCGGGCTCGACGAGACGAAGCAAAAGCTCGTCGCGCTCGGGGCCGCGCAGGACAACGTCGGCGTGTCGTCCGACAAGATGGCCAAGTCGCAGCTCAGCCTTGAGCAGGCGATGGCCAATCTTGCGCGGATCAGCGAGCAGAACGCGCGCCAGTATCAGCAGATGGTGCAGATGCAGCGTACTGCGACCGACGCGCAGATGCGGAGCCTCAACGACAACAACAAGTCGATCAGCGAAAACGGGCTGGAATGGGCGGAGTGGACCAATCATGTCCGCTCGGCGGGCGAGGCGGCTTATGCGCTGTCTCCCAAGTTTCGCAGCCTGGTCAACTCGATGGCCGGGCCCGCGATCGGGGCGGCAACGACCGCAATCGAGACAGCCGCGACCGGGATCGTGCGGGGTACCAATCTCGCTGGCACCGGTCTGATCAAGCTGGGTGGCGCGGTTGCCGCAGTGAACCCGGCGCTGGTACCATTCTCTGCCAGCATCAAGTCCGCCGGCACCGCGATGGAGGCGTTCAGCCCATCGATCGCTGGTGTTGCTACGACCATTCTCGGGAAGCTGATGCCGGCGCTGCGCCTGCTCGGCACCGCCATGCTGGTCTTCGACGCGATCAAGATGACCGGCGAGGCGTGGGAACTTGGCGGCAAAAAACTCGATGAATACCGCCAGATCGCGGAGAAGGCTGCCGCGGTCGATCTGTCGTCGACGTTCTTCCAGAAACTGACCAAGGGCGCGAAAGACACCAAGGCCTCGGTCGATGATCTGACCAAGGCGCTGATGAATCTGCAAACCTCGTCAGCCGATGAGCTCGGCGGCAGCGCGTTGCAGCAGCGCCTGGCCGCGTCGGTGAAGGCCGGCAATTTCAAGGGCAATACAGGCGTTGCCGAGTTTGCCGCAGCCAATACGACGGAGGAAAAATACAAGGCGATCACGTCGCTGATCCATCAGGCGATGCAGGATGGTCAGCGTCTGGCGGCGCTGGATATCTCGAAGACGGCATTCGGAGCCGAGGCCACGGCGCGGCTCCGTCAGGACAGCGAGTATTTCGACAAGATCAACGAAGCCGCGGCCAAGGTTTCCGACAAAGACATCGTCTCCGACGCCGATGTCAGCAAAGCACTGGATCTGCAGCGGCGCTATGAGGCCGCGGTCGCCATCCTTGAGCAGCGCTGGCATCCGATTCAGGACCTGCTGACCATCGCCGGCATCAAGATGCAGGAGGCATGGGTCAGCATCGTGGAATCGGCGGCGCAGGCCGTCGATTATATAACCCAACTCGTCAGCAAGATCGTGACGACGGACTGGAAGGATGTTTCCGGCTTTTTCAACGCAGTGCAGAGGGGTGCCAATGCCGCCGGCACTGCGATCGTCAACGCCACCACGACACCCGAAAGCCGCAAGGAAGCGGAGAAGTACTACGGCATCACCAGCGATCCGGCCGAAATGGCGAAGGGTACCGATGCCTATGCGGATGCGGTCGCTCGGTTGCGGGTCGGGCTGCAGAACCAGTACGGCGTGCAGCAGAAGGTTAACGAGGCGAATGCGGTCGCGAACAAGGCGCGGGCCGATACCTCGCACGTGATCGACGATAATGCCAAGAAACAGCAGGACGCCAACGACGCTGTCGATCGTGCCATCAATTCAGTCACGCGGCATGTCGAGCAGCAGAAGGCCGATGCAGCAGCCGTTGGTCTTGGCGCTGCGGCGCTAGCCGAATTTCGCGTCGAGGCGGCCGAAACTGCGGCCGTGCAGGCGAACGGCGGCAAGGAAACCGCAGAGCAGGCCGCTCAGTTTGCAAAGCTGAAGGTAGAGGCTGGGGCCGCTGCCGACGCATTGGCACGCGCCAAGATCGACAACACGATATCCCGCGGACGGCAGACGGCGCTGTTGGCGCCGGAAGATGTCACGATCGCGAACCAGTTGAAGGACATTTACCCGGATGTGTCGACGGCGCTGGATAGCGTCGAAGCGTCCGGTCTTCGCGCCAATTCAGCACTGAGTGGGTTCGCGTCCACCGCGTCGAGCGCCATGGTTACCGGTCTTGCCGACGCTACCGATGGCACGAAAAGCTTCTCTCAGGCCGCGAGCGACATGAGTAAGACTGTGATCCGCGCCCTCGAAGAGATGCTGATTAAGTTTTACATCGTCATGCCGATCTTCCGATCGCTGCAGACGATGCTGGGCGGTCTCGGCGGAATATTTGGCTTTAGCGGTGGCGGCCTCGTGAACCCCGGCAGCTCGGCAAATCCATTGCCGGGTCTCGACGCGTCGGACTATGGCGCGGGTTACGCCAGCGGCGGATATACCGGTCCGGGCGGCAAGTACCAGCCGGCTGGCATCGTGCACGCCGGTGAATACGTCTTCGACCAGGCCGCAACGTCCAGCCTCGGGGTCAGCTTCCTCGAAAGCCTTCGTCGTGGCGCGACGCGTGGTTATGACGTCGGCGGCCTTGTCACACCATCCGGTCCCAACATTGTGCCGTTCTATCGGCCCGCCAACGATGATCGATCGGGCAAAACCGAAGTCCATATTCACGGCGCTCCAAACCCGTCGAATGTGCAGGTACAGGAAACCGTCGACGGACGTGGGAATCGTCGGATCGATGTCCAGCTTGACGATGCCGTGAGTGCGGCGCTGTCGCGGGCGGGTTCCCGCACGCAACGGACGCTGGCAAATAGTTACGGAGCCAAGCCGGTCGGGGTACGTCGATGACGATTCCGATTTGGCCCATTGATTTACCGCAACGGTCATTGGTGCAGGGCTTCCAATCGTCGGCGCGTGGCAATCGCTTAACAACCGCTCCTGATGTTGGTCCGTCCAAGCAGCGTCGTCGCGGTCCTGCAATACGGCCGGTCACTTGCGCCATCATGGTGGAAATGGATGGCCGGGCGCGGTTCGACCGCTTCTTCGAAGAAGAATTGAATTTTGGCGTCACGCCGTTCCTTTTGCCGGACCAGCAGATAGATGGAAATGCGCTGTATGACGAATCATGGAACGTTTTGTTGGATGAAAACGACGTTCCGATCGTTATCGACCAATGGTGGCTCGCGCAATTTGGCCAGAGCCAGCCGGCGACGAGCGCCATACCTGGAATGATATTCACGATCCAGTTCGAT